AACCGTCATTTGCTGGACAATGACATCGGCCTCTTCAATCGTCAACCGACGCTCCACAAAATGTCCATGATGGGACACAGAATTAAGGTTCTGCCGTATAAGACGTTTCGAATGAACGTTTTATGCACACGTCCCTACAATGCCGATAAAAAATTGAAATCAAGTGCATATTCCTCTTAAAGCATAGACCCCCTCTATACTTAGAAAGATGTCAGGAGTAATTTATCAGATTATTAATCAGTCAACCCAGCTGGCCTATATCGGCCAAGCTACGCAATACAAACACAAAAATGGCAAACCATACCACTATGGGGCATCAGGTCGCTGGAATGACCATGTTGCAAGTTCCAAGTCTCGCGAGAATCCTCTGTGTCAAGCGATACAGTTGTATGGCCGAGATGATTTCACAGTGGAAGTTCTAGAGGAAGGACTACTGGACACCCTTGATGAAAGAGAAGCATACTACATCTCCACGCGCAACACTACGTATCCGAATGGCTACAATGTCGCATCCCATTCACGAAATCGCCACCGAGAGACATCTAATCTGCATGTCTTCTACGAAGGCAAAGTGAGGTCCGCTACGATCGCTCCTATTCGGAAGAATGGGGAGTTGAAACTGGTCTACCTATACTTTATGATGAATGACGATACGCAAGAACGGTTAGTGTTTGGACAAAAAGGAGAGAATACGTATGAGGATACCATTCAAGAAGCAACAGACTTTCTTGAGCGACTACAGTGTCCCTATACAACATCCACTACGAGCAGTGATGTCCTCTCTGAGAAGTATGCTTCCAAACTGGCGGAGTTTGAGGGTAAAGAAATCACCTCCGTTCGTATCACGAGTGCTTCTAATTTGATTGCGGTCTATATTGGAACCAGTGAGATGAAATGGAGTAAGGAACATAAACGGATCTGCTTTGGCGGGAAGACCGTTTCAAAAAGTGATGCCTATGAAATTGCTAAACAATTCGTGACTGAATTAAAAATATCTGAAAATGTGCTACATGATTCCATACAATGTCGGCAACAGGTGACTGCTTGATAGGGTGTTATACCACCTATCAGGGAAAACAGTGTAAGTGTAACGGCGGGCTATCATTCGCCATGATAGTCTGTCATATAATCATCTAGTATATCACGCTTTGCGGAGTGTGAGATGCGAGACCCTCAAATTCAGGGGAACCCCTAAAGCTGATTGCTACGAAACCTCTTCTGAAAAGGAGGGGTGGCCGCGGAGAAAGACCGCAATGGAGATCGTAACAACGCAATCAGATGTGAGCTCATAGCGATGAGTAAACAATGGGTAATCCTGAGCCAAGTGCTAATGTGTCAGTTAAATGACACTACGCATGCTGTGCAACGAGTAGACGTGGGTCGGTATGAAGAAGGAGCAGTGACTCTTCTTTGTGCTTAAGGTGTATTCTAGTCCCTTTCCGAAAGGTTAGGGTAGTAACGTTTGATGGCGACGAAATGAATTTTCACATACCCCAGAGTGCCGAAGCGACGGTAGAGCTGGAAGAGATTGCGGCCGTGCCGCATCATATTATTACACCGCGTCATGCGAAGCCCATGATCGGAATTTATCAGGATACGCTTGTCGGATCCTACCGCTTGACCCAACCAGGCATTGAATTCACGCGCCGCGAGTTCATGAACCTCATGATGTGGAACAAGCGCTTTGACGGCATCATGCCGACGCCGCGCGGCCCATTGGTGGACAAACCGCGCTGGACGGGTCAGCAGGTGCTCGGTGCGCTGATGCCGCCGATCAACATGGAAATGGGTAACAAATCCTATGACAGCGAGAAGGAGACCTCTGCGTCTCACAATTACGTCAAGATCGTCCAGGGTGACATCACGCAGGGTGTGGTGGATGGTGACATATATATGAAGCCGTCCAAAGGCATTATCCACATCGCCTACAATGATTGCGGTCCGAAAGACACCGTCGCCCTTCTGGATGCGCTCCAGAATACCGTGGAGAACTTTCTCGTGCTCAATGGATTCAGTGTGGGCATCAGCGACTTGATTGCAGACGAAGACACGAAGAAGCTCATCGACACCAAGATCCAAGAGAAGAAGAAGCAAGTGGAACAGGTGATCCTTCAGGTCCATTTGGATCTGTTCGAAAACAACACGGGCAAGACCAACCAGCAGGAGTTCGAAGATCAGATCTTTGGCATTCTGAATCAGGCGACGTCGGATGCGGGATCCACGGGCCAGCAGTCGCTGTCCGCTGAAAACCGTCTGCTCGCCATGGTCCGATCGGGTTCCAAGGGTGAGCCCCTGAACGTCGCACAGATGATGGCGTGTCTCGGTCAGACTGCCATTGAGGGCAAACGTGTTCCCTATGGATTCACGGATCGCACCCTTCCCCACTACAAGAAATACGATGACAGTTCGGAGGCACGTGGCTTCATTGAGTCGTCCTTCATTCGTGGCCTGACCCCTCAACAATTCTTCTTTCACGCTATGTCGGGACGTGAGGGTTTGATTGATACCGCGGTCAAAACGGCGGATACAGGATATATCCAACGACAATTGATTAAATCCATGGAAGACCTCACGGTCCAACATGACGGAACGGTTCGCGATACGAACAACAACATCATCCAGTATCACTATGGCGAGGATGGTGTTAACCCGACGAAGATCGAGACGCAGAGTCTGCCCATCGGCAAGCTGTCCGAGCAGGAGATCCGATCGCAGTTCGGCATGGACACGGTGGACTGGACCACTGTGCTTCAGGAGGAGATCGTGCGAGAGAATGAGGAGGAGATGATCACCGAATATGTCAATCAGATTCTTCAGGATCAGCGCATGATGGTCGAGGGCGTCTTCCAGAAGAAATCGCTGGACTCAGGAAGCGTCTTTGCACCCGTCAATCTTGCCCGATGGATCCTCAACATCAAGGTGCGATTCGCACTGAAGTCAGAGAAGACCGATCTGACGCCTGCGATGGTGCTCCAGGGCATCCAGAAGATCATCGAGCGCACCCACTCCTATCACAAGATCTGGGCCGCGCTTCTTCGGTTTCATCTGGCGCCCCACAAGCTCATTGTGAAGGAACGGTTCACGAAGGTCGCCTTCGAGACGCTGGTGGATATCATCGTGGTGAACCATATGAAGGCGTGGGTTCAGCCTGGAGAGCAAGTGGGCATCGTGGCGGCGCAGTCGATTGGCGAACCTGCTACTCAAATGAGTGAAATTGGTTCTACCATTATTTGTGTGAGCGACGGAAAAGCGATGAGATATTATGGATCCATTCGCGAATTCATTGATCCCATTCTGGAGAAAAACAAAGAAAAAGTCCAGACAATCGCATCACAAAGTGTTGTTCTCCCCATGGAAGACGACTACTACATTGTCGGTGTAAGTGAGGATGAGAAGACATCGTGGAAGCGCATCAGCGAAATCAGTCGTCATCCTGCAAACGGCGGCATCATTGAAGTCATTACGCGCACAGGACGCAAAACAACGGCTACACTGTCTCACTCTTTCCTGAAGCGATCTCCTACTGGAATTGTGCCTGTTCTCGGATCCGAGCTGGAAATTGGAATGCGTATTCCGATCGCAAAGGTGATTCCTGAAGTGCCAAATCCGCTCACTCAAGTGACACAGGGCTCTATCACTTTCACCATGAACCGCGAGTTTGGATGGGTGTGCGGTATGTATCTGGCAGATGGATGCTTCAAATCAAACACAGTAAGCATCAGCAAAATCAGCCCCGTGGTAGAGCCACGATTGAGAGCATTCGGAGAACAATACAACATTCCATTTACCACACGAGATCATCCAGGCGCATTTGGTCCAGGAAAAGACAATAACCTCTATTCCAAAGACCTCAAGGACTTTCTCATGGATACCTTTGGCACGGGCTCCTATGAGAAGAAGATTGGTGCCACGGTCTTCCATGCGAACAAGGAGTTCATCGCGGGAGTCATCGGTGGATTCTTCGACGGAGACGGAAACATCAGTGTGGAGCGTCAACTGATTCGTGCAAGCAGCCGTTCGGAAACGCTCATTCAGCAGATCACGGCGCTTCTTGGATACGTGGGCATGTTCGGCTGTATGTCTCAGGAGACCAGTGTGCGCATCAAAGACAAGGTCCAATATACTCTCACGATCCCGCGAAAGTTCGCCGCCACCTACAAGGAACAGGTCGGGTTCCAGTTGCCCGAGAAGGCAGAGGCATTGGACAAGATCATTGAATACAACGCACGCGAGGACGTTCGTTCGGAGCAAGAGATGATTGACAAGATTCCAGAGGTGGGCGCCATCATTGCGGAGACGGGCAAACTTCTGAAGATGCCAGGACAGAGCCGCACCTATGGCCGCTGGGCGAAGAAGGAGTCCATCGGTCGCCAGACGCTAACCAAGTATGTGGCGGAGTTTGAGGCGAAATGCCAGGAACTTGATGCCCATGCGGAGGGTCGTGCGAAGATAGAGGCAAACATGGATCTTCTGCGATCGGCACTGGCGGCCGATGTGTTCTGGGATGAGATTGTGGAACTGAATGAGTATGTGGATCCGAAGGAGTTCGTCTACGACTTTACCGTTCCTGGAAACGACAGTTTCATGGTGGACTGCAATGTGCTGGTTCATAATACCCTAAACACCTTCCACCAGGCAGGTGTAGCAAGCAAGTCAGCAGTCACGCGAGGTGTGCCGCGTCTGCGAGAATTATTGAAGGTGACGCAGAATCCCAAGGCGTCCTCGCTGACGATTTATCTGAAGCCCGAGTATCGCAACAACAAAGAGAAAGCCCGTGAGGTTGTTCAGGATCTGGAGTTGACGGTGCTCCGCACGATCACGAACAAGGTGGCGATCTATTGGGATGAGAAGGATGAGACGACGGTGGTGGAAGAGGACAAGGAGCTGATGCGCTTCTTCGCTCTCTTCGAGCAGGACGAACAGGCGCAAGCGGACCCTCTCTCGAAGTGGGTGCTTCGCTTGGAGCTCAATCGTGAAGAGATGTTCAATCGCAACCTGTCCATTCAGGAGGTGGTCTCCGTGATCAAGATGCAGTTCAACTTTGAGATCGACATTGTCTACAGCGACTACAATTCGGACAAGCTCGTCATGCGCATTCGTCTTCCGAATAAAGACAAGAAAGACAAGGATACCGCCTCTCAACAGGACGACTTCACGAACCTGAAGAAATTCCAGAACAAATTGCTGAACAGCATTGTGATCCGTGGTCTTCCAGGCATCAAGGCGGTCACGTTCCGCAAGGACTCCCAGTATGTGGAGAGCATCGATGGACAATACACGCCTGTAGAGCAGTTTGTGCTGGACACAGACGGCTCCAACTTTATCAAGGTCATGAACCATCCTGCGGTGGACGGCACGAAACTGTATTCCACCAATGTGTGGGATGTGTATGAGGTGTTGGGCATTGAGGCGACGCGCGCCATCCTGTTCAACGAAATCAACGGACTGTTTGAGAGTGTGGGTGTTAACTTTCGCCATCTGTGCCTCCTCTGCGATGTGATGACGCGCTTTGGCAAGCTGATGTCTATTGATCGTTATGGCATCAACAAGAATGACATTGGCACTCTTGCGAAGGCCTCCTTTGAAGAGACAGAGAAGATTCTGTTGAAGGCCGCGCTCTTTGGAGAGGTAGACCCTGTGATGGGAGTGTCAGCCAACATCATGATGGGACAGCCCATTCGTGGTGGAACGGCGTTCTCTCAGATCCTGCTAGATGATCAGGTTCTTGCGCAACTTCTGAAGGACATTGATGTGGACAAACACGCTCATCTCTTGGAAGAGGAGAAGGTGGGCGACTTGAGCCAGTTGGAAGAGACCACTGAACTGACGGATCCGTGCGGCGCCGCGCCGTTCCAGATGAACATGGTGATGCCGAATGCGATCCCCATCATGGAGGAGCCCGATGTGGAGATGAACATTCTGATGTAATCTTATGCCATTACGGGTCATTACGGGTCATTACCAGCTATTACAATATGGAGTGGGTGGGTATACCCTCTTTTTATTGTGTATCTAAAGCTTTCCCTCACTATCTATTATAATGGCACGATACGAAAGCGTATGGCCTCCTATGATGTATTACCCAACATCTCCCGCAGTTCCCCTATGTGACATGGAGCTCCACTCGACGGAACATACGAATCCCAATGCGCCCGAAGAGGAGCTGCTTCATACCTGTCGTCATCGGATCAGTCACTATGAGCATCTCTTAACCAACGGCAAAAACTGGGAATACTATAAGAAAATCGTGAACCCCTATGAATTAGTCTATACGCAGCGCAAATACGAGAACTTTCCAGAGTCCATTTGTTTCTTGAAGCCCCTCTCCCGCTCGTATTTCAAAATGATTGAGATGCTGGATCTTCTTTCGTTTTTTACGCATTGTCGGTCGGATTCCATCCGAACCGCACACGTGTGTGAGGGACCAGGGGGATTCATTGAGGCGCTCTATTCCGAATGTGCAAAGCAAAAAAGACGGATCGCCGCATGTAGTGCAATGACGCTCAAATCCACTCAGAATAACATCCCAGGATGGAAGCGGGCCGCAACGTTTCTTGAGAGAAACAAGACGATTCGGATCCTGTATGGAGAGGATCAAACGGGTGACATTATGAAGCCCGAAAATCAGCAATCATTCATCAATGAGGTCCAGCAACAGGGGAAGGTCCATCTGTTTACAGCGGATGGAGGTTTTGATTTCTCATGCGATTATACGAAACAGGAGCGTATGATTTTTCCACTGTTGGTGGCCTCGATCAAGATGGGAATGGAAGTCCTTCAAGTGGGTGGCGTGATGATCATCAAACTATTTGATTTTTATCAACCTTCCACCATGGAGCTCATTCACTTTGTGTCATGTGCCTTTCAAGAATGGACCCTTTACAAACCCAGCATGAGTCGTCCCTGTAATCCAGAGCATTATCTCATTGGAAAGGGATTCCTAGGATGTTCTGAGCCTGTCCTGGATACGCTCCGTATCTGGTGTAGTATATTGGATCATCATCAGCCCCTTGCCGCCCTATATCGCACCCCTCTTCCGTCGTCCTTTCATGACATCATACGGGTCTTACAACAACAATCGTTCAAGACACAGACGGAATATCTGGAACGAGTGTTTGACATGATTGATCGGAAAGAGGAGGATGTCATTCAAGCCTATTTAGCACAAAATGAGAAAACTAGTTATGACTGGTGTGTGCGTTTTAAGGTGCCGATGTACCCGAGCCGCTACCGTTCAATTGCGGAGTCACATAGCGATCCACTAGCTTCTTCCCCACAATGATGGATGCCTGGTGCTGAGAGAGATTCCCCTGACCCATACGATCCAGCATGGCCAACATGGATTGAATGGGGGCAAGATCTTGTCGCTGAATCACCTTTTTAAAGAGTTCGGGGTAGGTCTCGATGAATTCGGGGACACGGGAGCGAATGGTTTCTTCGGGCACGCCTTGATGGATCCAGAGAGGAATCGTGCGAAGCATTTCGCGAATCATCTTGGCGCGTGCGGCGGGGTCATAGTCAATGGAGCGGGATTCGGCTTCTGCTGTCGCTTCTTCCATCGATTGACGGTGAACAGGTGGTAGACGTTGAGACATCCTTCTAACAGGAGATAGAAACGCTTCTCTACATAGGAACACACATGAGCGTCACACCCATCCAAGTCTCTGCTCTTCCCATCGGCTCCGGGGGAAAGAGTGAGAGTGCGGCCCAATTAAATAACATGAATACGACTCTGACCATGCTCAGTGCGCAATCTCAGGCCAACACGATGTATGATCCTCTACCACCGCCACCCTCCACCACTCCCACGATTGTAGGAAAACGGGAAGGATTTTGCTCTCTCTACGATATGAACACCCCCATGCTTCTTTGTATAGCAGGGATGGGATTCGTTCTGTATGGATTATTCGCAAAATAAGAACGATCCTGGAGATAGATGGATTTCGATTGGTTTGGTGGAGCGACAGAAAGAAAGGATCCGTGGGACAAAGATACCATATGGGATGACATGGATACAGATACACAGACGGAACGGACGGAGAACTCTATCTCTCTTCGTTCATTAGATCCCCGCTTCATCAATGACCTCATTTCTCTGAAGCATCACTGTTATGACATCACGGTCACTCAGGACCCATTGGATTCAGACCGAGCACAGAGTATGGACTCGTTACAGGACTATATTCGGATGTTATCTATCATCTATACGGTGCTTCTGAATGCCCCGTATGATACAGAGCAACGGACAGCACTCCCTGCGTCTGTTCAGGAGCATCTCGCGCCTCTTCTTGAATGGATCCGCCAATTTTGTGAGACCAATCATAATCCAGCAGATCGTATTCCCTTTCAGTCCTATGTGCGAATGAATATCATAGAAAATCCATATGTTCAGAGCAAAATAATAGAATAGAATAGAGATGAGCCTATCGAGCAATGGATGTCCCAAAGGGACCACCTTACGGAGGAGTTATACTCGTACATTCCGTAACAATACTGTAAAACAGGGATACACCGTTCGACGAAAAGGTGCCCTCTTCGTCGTTCATCCTCGAACGAAGCCTGTCAGGGTCCCTGCTCACTGTGTCCGATCACGAAAAGCAACAAGTACTCGAAATGGATCGCTCCGGAAAGGTGATTTACTACAATTTGGATATCAATATCGGCAATCCGATGCGAAACGTCACAAGGCCCTTAAGAAGGCCGTGGAGCACCATGGTGCCAAGCCGGTCTATCGTAAACTACATGAGGTGGCCGAACGATCGGTCAACGTAGCACCTGATGCGAGCGTGATCTTTTCAAGAGATCGTAATTGGGTCCGAGGACAGTTCCCCTTATAAAAAGAAACTGAGGAAGAAGAAGTCAGGCGAATGAGTTCGACCATACAAGATAGACCCGTACCTTCTCTTGTATCATCGTCTACTACAGAAAATGTCTCAAATGGCCCTCTCGAAGACAAAGGGCCCGAATTATGGTCGCTTGGAAACGCACTAGGTGCCATCATTCTCATTCTTGTCGTATTTGCCATGACGCTTTTTGGAAGTAGTCAACTGGCCAACATTGACTCGATCAAGGCAAACTGGGCCAATGAACGATGTAGCCCTATGATCATGCCATTTGCGAGTTTCTTTGGATATAACGCCAAAGAGAATTTTGATTTCTGTCTTGGTCGTATTTTTCGCACACATTCTGAGCCCTACATGGGATCAATGGGGTCGATCTTTGGACAATTTGGCGGCATGCTGACCACCCTCTTTCAATCCATGAGCTCGATGAGAAATACAATCGCCTCGATGGGAGGGGGCATCAATCTCATGTTTCAAGAATTTACCGATCGTATCTCTGCGTTCTTCTTTCGTCTTCGCATCAGTGCGATCCGACTGAAAACGCTCTTTGGGCGCATGTATGCGATTCTGTTTTCCATCATGTATATGGGCACATCCGGTATTACAGGAATGACAACCTTTACCAATACGGCCCTCTTTTCCTTTTTGAATACGTTCTGTTTTCCAGGAGATACGATCCTCTGTGTTCAAGATGGCACCACCATACGTCGCGTTCCTATCAAAGAGGTGCGTATCGGAGACATCCTGATGCCAGGTCACTGCCCTGTCACGGCAACCTTCCAATTCTATGCGAAGGGTCAGCCCATGGTTCAACTTGGATCCACAATAGTGAGCACAAACCATTATGTGTATCATAAGGGAAAACGAATTCAAGCGGGAGATCATCCCTTTGCGATTGATAAGGGTCCATGGGCATCGGAAGAGCCCCTTTATTGTCTTAATACAGCAAATCATCATCTCCCTGTAGGCCCTCTCGTGTTCATGGATTATGATGAGACGGCCGCGGCCGATACGGCCACGATGAACATGATCGATCGACGAATCAATGGGACGCCTCACGCCCCTCTCAAAGACTATCCTTTTACGGAATCAGGATGCGCCATGGGAGAACATGTAAGAATCAAGACGATTTCGGGCATCAAACGCGCAATCGATCTCCAAATTGGTGATCGCCTCTCTACAGGATGCACGGTCGTTGGCTGGATTCGTCGGTGTGTGACCGAAGTATGTGATCACGCGGGCACCCTTGTGACTCCCGCCACTCTCTATTGGGACACCACTCAATGGCGTCGCTATGGAGAGACCCACCCCATTCGCAAGGAGCCCTGTGAGCTGTTGTCGTTTGTTGTCACTCCACATTCCCAAATCGAGTGGGAAGATGGCACAATCATACGTGATTACATGGAGTGGTGTTCTCCGGATGCGGAGCAGTATTATACGGAACAGTTGACTGTATGAGAAATACCTCAATGGATTCTCTTTCATTCTGAACCTTTTGTCAATGACCCACCGACGTGTCGGTGGGTGATCAGACGCAATGTGATACACCGTTGGACATTTAAAATGTCCAACGGTCTAAAAGAGAATGGACGCCACATGGCCATTCGTGGTATTGACATTAGGGCTTTTTGTAGGTCTCTGTCTTACCGTTGCGTCCATGGAAAGAACAGGGGTGATGAATCAATGGACGGACCGTCGCTGTGACCTTGCCGTCATGGTCGCCGCCCCTTTCTTTAAGCCCGACACAGATCCTCGCACCTCCACGAAGTTTGCCACGGACAATTTTGAGTTTTGTATGAAAACCTATGTGGATCGATTCATGGAAGTATTTTCGGCCCCGCTGAATGCCGTTCTTGGAAAACAAGTGAATCTCGCGGAGGGCGCATCGGGTATGATGAATTCCATTCGAAACATCGCACAGACCATCTACAACACATTTTCCTCGTATATGGAGGGATATTTCAAGAAATTCAAGACATCCGTGTTTGAGATGAGTCGTATCGTTCAATATTTGAAAATGGCGGTGGATCGGATGAATGGTATTGTGATGTCGATTGTATACACGGGTATTACGATGTTCCGTGGAATGGTCAATGCGATCCAGTTCATTATCAAGATCATTCTCTTTATCTGTGTCATCATGTTGATCATTATTATCATCCTGTTTTTCATCTTGTTTCCTGTCATGCCTATTATCATGACCACCTTGGGAGCGATCATTATCACTGTTGTGGCAATGGCGAGTGTGATGTCAGGCTCCCTCGCGGCCGATGCGGAAGACAAGAAGAAGGGGTTCTGCTTTTCAGGAGACACGCTTCTTTCTGTGTGGCGTGAAGAGGTTGTTCAGCATGTCCCTATTAAGGATGTGCGTGTAGGAGATAAACTGCAGGGGGCAAATCACACGCGTGTGACCGCTGTGATTCATATGGATGGCGAGGGCGTCGAACTCTATGATCTATTGGGCGTCACGATCTCAGAATCCCATCTTGTGAAGGGGACGGATGGTGTCTGGAAATCGGTGGGACAGGATGAACGGGCGATAAAAACAGAGAAACGAGAGCGTATTCTCTATTGCCTTAACACGACGAACCGTATCATTCCTGTAAGAGCCTCCGATGGATCGATCCTGTCCTTTCGTGACTGGGAAGAGATCGAAGATGATGATGAGGTAGGCCAATATGGCTGGAATGAGCTCATTCTTTCTCTATTAAATAGCGGACGCGACGCGTCGCAATGGAAAGACACCCGTATGCCAACGGACATTCCATTAGTTGCACCTGAGCGACTGGTGAAAACACGGACAGGATTTGTTCCTGTATCCGCCTTTACGACTCCTCAAGGAGACCAGCGTGTATCGTTTGGATCAGTCATGGATCGTCATGGAAAAGAACAGCGCGTCCTAGGATGGATCCGAGGAGAAGTGGAGGAATATGAGCTGGATGGCAATCCCATGTGGAATACAGAGCTGTATGAGGAGCATGATGGAGTATGGATCAAAGGCACCACCACAGGGTTGAAACCGACTACGGGTCACAAGGGCCTTCAAGGAATTCATTTGATTACGGAAACAGGGGAATGGATCTTGTGGGACGAGAAGGAGAAAAAAGAGAAAATCATACGAGACTTTACTGAAGTGGGATACGACTCTATTCACAACACCTACCCGTTTGTATCATCCCGACTCCGGCCAGCGGATAATCTACAGGATCCTAAGTAGAATGAAAACGGCGTTTCTGATTACGGGCCTGGTGCTTCTTTTGATCGCGAACCTCATGATGGTCTATTCGGGAAATCACTCGCAGGATGGTTTTATGAACTATTTCCTAGAGAACGCGGGTGCTTCAGGAAAGGGTAAGAATGTATTTGAGCCGATTGGACCGTTTGATGGTGTACGGATCACTCCTGAGAACCGCACTAGTTCGTGGCGTGGAACGGCACCGAATGAGCCTCTTCTAGGACCCGCCTTTCAAGTCGGTCCGGATCAACTCTTTATGTTTAAGAACAACCAGGTCAAGCCTGAATGCTGTTCTGCCTCGTATTCTTCTGACATGGGCTGTGTCTGCACAACGCCTGAACAGCGGAATTATATCAACATGCGCGGAGGAAATCGTACGGTAGAAGATGGAATCTAATTGATTCGTTTCATCTAATAGAATGAACGCCCTCTGGGATACTCCACAGAAGGCATCCAATGGTCCATCGAATCGCCCGGGCAATCAGGGGAATCGTATAAACAACAAGGGTCCAAATGCCTCTGGCAATTCCTCTGGCAATTCCTCTGGCAATTCCTCTGGTAATTCCTCTGGCAATTCCTCAGGTAACAAAGGCCCGAATTCTTCTGGGAACAGCTCTGGTAACAAAGGCCCAAATTCCTCAGGGAACTCTGGAATTTTTGGAAACTCTGTGGCAAACAGCTCCTTTGTTGCGGCTCCTCTAGAAAGCATTAAAAATGCCGCAAATAATGTCGCGAAAGTGGCAAATACAGCGGCCAACAAGGTATCGAACAATGTCGCCACGTCTGTGAACAAAGTCATGAATAGTGATGCGGTCGCTTCTGTCACAGAGCCGATTCAAGAGTCTATCAATGGAATGAATGACACCGACTCTTTTTTATCCATGACCGTCATTCTTACACTAGGAATCCTGATTGTCCTTTTCATTGTGATTGTGATCTTTCGTGATCAAATCGCAATGGGATTTGAATTGCTGTGGCATAATATCAAGAAGCTGTTCGCCCCTTCCAGTGTGGAACCAGAGAAACCAGAAGAGAAGCCAATCGACCCACTACCCGTGGATCCCTCCGCGATCAACCGCATTCTACCAGGCAAAAAAGAGGTGTTCAATGTTGCCCAAAACAAATACACCTATTCAGATGCGGAACCCCTCTGTAAGGCATTCGGAGCAGAGCTTGCCACCTATGATCAGGTAAAGAGCGCGTGGAACAAGGGAGCCGATTGGTGTAATTATGGATGGGTTAAAGGACAAGCCGCAGTCTATCCGACCCAGTCCTCCACCTACAATAAACTCCAAGCGGGTCCCGAGGATCAGCGGATGGCATGCGGTGTCGTTGGCGTGAATGGAGGCTATTTTGACAATCCTGAACTCCGCTTTGGTGTCAATTGCTATGGAAGCAAACCGTCTGAAAATGATGCGGATGTTCGTAACATCATGGCGAATCCAAAGAACATGACACAAGGAGCCCTTGCTTACGACAAGAAAGTCCAGGACTATAAGCATCAGATGGGTCATCTCCCCGTGAACCCATTTAAAGAGGGCGCATGGTCCTCCTAAGTGCTCGGCGCCCCCGATTGCCGAATCGTTTTCGTATGTTTGTATCCGCGATTCCCCCGTATGAATGTCATAATGTCGGCGGTTTCGTCTTTACCCGTTCGTTGTTTATAATAACCATGAAGGAGTGATTCAATTTGTGTTAAGGAAAGCGGATTCGGTTCTTTTCGTTCTACCACCTGGAGACGACGGCCTCCACTAATCTGAATGACAGCGTTTTCCATCTTCTTTTGTTTCAAGTGGGCGATCAATTGTTGTTGATAGTCGTCCCGTATTTTCTGGGCACCGTTGAATTGCTTGAAAAAGGAGGATGCCATGGTGCTATAGTGTAACCAATATCGCACTAGTGTGCCAATGTCCACTGGTTGTCCAACTGTACCTACGGTTCCCATGGGCCCTACCGGTCCTATTGCGCCTCCCATCGTGCCCATTGCGCCTCCCACTGTTCCCATCGTGCCCATCGTGCCCATTGTGCCCATTGTGTGACCGGGAGCTGACATTTCCTATCGGGAGCCTCTTATTTTAAGAAGCGAATGTTCTTTCACATGTCGCACAGAAGGAGCGTTGATTCCATAACAAGAGAACAAAGGTAAGCACTACAAAAATCAGGATACCCGAGAAGACACATAAGGCAATGATCAAATACGGAAAGGATCGCTGAAGAATGTATTGAAGAAAGGGCTCAATCACCAGTTGCTCAATATAAGATTTTGTATCCGAGCTCGCCAGAGAATGGGCGAATTGATCGACCCAGTTTTTCAGGAGATGGGCGAACCGATCTTTGTCCTTTGTCCGGTCGGGCGGCATTTGTGTACTGTGGTGAAATGATCCGATCTCTTCTAATCGCTGTGGTCAGAGAATGCCCCTCATTCATCCTCCGCAATATACGAAGATCACTCATCCCCAGACTCGTGCGATAGAGGCGTGTTATACCTTTCGTGTGACCATGGATGAATCAGACGAACGGATCTCCTTTCTTCTGGAGGAACCATCCACACTAGTCTCTTCTATGATTGCCTCCTGTCTCGAAGAGAATCGTATGTGGTGGGAGGAGTTTCTTCAACTGTTTCTGGAGAGATCATCCAAGTTCTTCTCAAAAACCTATACGGTTCAACAACTTCTCCCGATCATTACCCATACCTTTGCAATGCCGAATGCGGTATCGGATACCGTGTCTGGTCCAAGCATAATCATCCTTTCTCCGAAGAGCATTCAAATTCGAGGAGGGACCTTTTGTGCATGTTGGGAGCATGAGTGTGAATCTCTTGTCATTGATATTCCGGTAGGAACTCTTCCGGTTGATCCCAAGATCTCTGAGCTCTCTGAGCGCTTCGAGCATGAGCGCTTCGAGCCTGAGTGTTATGCACTGTCCGATCTTATTCCAATGAGCCCTTCCGTTCCGGTAGAGCTAGAAGAGTGTTCGCTACAAGAGATTCCTTTGTCCTCTACGGAGAATGCCGCCCAACTTCATGACCGACAAAAAGCAAAAGAGGCCCGCCTGAAAGCGAAATTGGCCATCTATCGCGCACAGACGGAAATGAACGAATATTATGATAAATACGGCACAGACCTTTCAGACTCCGACGCGTCGGATTCGGACACGGACACAGAGTCTGTCTCGTCACGAAAATAATGCCCTCATTCTTTTATAGAACGTCATGGCAGGTATGGACATGAAGAACGTCGTAGTGGTCGCCCTTGTACTCTTGGTTGCGGTCCTAGTATACTATCAATATGATCCCAGTCTTGGTGGTTTGCGTTACATGCTAGAAGGCTTTGCTGATGAGAAGGATGCGAAGAAAGCCGAGGAAGCAAAGAAAGCCGCCGATGCCAAGAAGATGGAGGATGCGAAAAAGGCAGAGGCTGCGAAGAAGAAGGACGGCTTCTACAATTATGAGGAGGAAGAGGCGGAGGCAGAAAAGACTGAGGGCTATTATGACTATAGCGCCTCTAACGGCAAGAAGGTAGCAGGCTTTGCCGCGTCTCCTGGCGGCGCGAATGAGGCCTTTAATAATGCTGTTCCTCCGACCAACCCAGTGAAGCCCCCGAGCGAGGGCTCAAAGGCGGCGGGATTTGCCGACATGAAGACTCAGCCACAGAAGAAGGAGGGCTTCGCGGATCTCAGCGCGTATGAGGGTCCGGCCCAGTTTGGCTCCGCCGATGCCCCCGCAGGATGCTACCCGCGTGACCAGCTGACCCCGTCTGAGCTCCTTCCGAAGGACATGAACAGCGTGTGGGCCGAGCAGAACCCGATGGGCCCAGGCTCTCTCAAGGGCAAGAACTTCCTCAGCGCAGGCGCCCTGATCGGTGTTAACACAGTGGGACAGAGCCTTCGCAATGCGAACCTCCAGCTCCGCTCCGAGCCCCCGAACCCGCAGGTGGCGGTCAGCATCTTTAACCAGTCCACGATTGCCTCGGATACGAGCCACCGTCCGCTGGAGATTGGTGCGTAAACACATCTGTTTACCCCTTCTGTAAAGAACCTGTAGAATACACCCATGTTTCATAAGAGACATGGGTTTGTTCTTTCACAAGAAACATCCTATGTCATCAGAATGTCTCTCCTTGACCAAGCACAGTCGTTTCTCCGATCGGTGGTAGGGGGAACCTACCCCCTTGTCAGTGTCACCTCTACGGTAGATGGCCAATCCTATCGTGTCCGTGATCTCCCTGATAAGCAACAAGCAGCCAATGTAATGGCACATCTTCGTCTTCGTATCATGAAACTGTGTGACGCACTAGAGAGGAAATACCCTGATAAACCCCAAATCAAACAAATGGTCCGCAATTTCAAGGCCGATCCCGCTCGTTTTCTAGAGGCTACCCCTGATTCGGAACACACCTCCTCCACCGTCAATAAGGGCGAATCCATTCATATGTGTCTGCGACAACGCGATGGGACAGATGAAAGCCTTGTCGATGAAAATGTAATGATGTTTGTGGCGCTCCACGAATTAGCCCATGTATGCACGGAATCGGTGGGACATGGTCCCGATTTTTGGAACAATTTTGGGTGGTTACTGAAAGAAGCAGAGGCTCTCCAATTGTATCAGTATACTGACTTCTCCGCGCATCCTGTTAGTTATTGTGGGGTCTACATTACAGACGCGCCACGATATGATCCAGCAAAAGACGGGACAAACTTTCAAGTGGGCACAATGTCCAAGAAAGTAAAGCAATAATCTACCACATGCCCTACCAGGGCCTAGAGTAGATTATTATTTTATAAAAAAGCCATAGAGATGTCCACAATGGAGGACCTCCTTGCTCCTAGAGTATTGTTGAGTCTTCGTGAAGACATGCCTCCGGTCCACTGTTATCTATGGACTGGCAAGGAACAGTATGAACATGTGATCCTAGAGGACATGTATCCATTTGATACGCTTCATGACATCAAGCGCCATCTCTGTGCCATAAAGAAACATGACCCCATGTTTGCTCCGCGATTTCAATTCATTGGCGTTCCTACAGGAGAAACCGCATATGAGATCGCCCCTCCTACGCAAGAGACAACTTACACGCCATTAGACTATTTGTGGTATCCTACGGGGACCAATGATGCGAAAAATACCTATGTTCTCGCCCATCCACGAAAGACAGCGACGGAACCTGATATGCGCTTTCAGGCATCAGATGGGAGTTATGCCAATCCCCATTATGAACTTCGTGGGCGAAGCACGATTGAACAGGTCTTTCTGAAGAGCCGTCAGGGTCGGATGCCTGTTCTCCATGTCTTCCCCTTTTCCATTCTTCGCCGTGAATTTCTAGAGGGCGGTGTCATTGGTGAATCCGAGTGGAATACCTGTTTTGCGCCCTATTTCATGGAGATCTCGATCGAGACCCAAAACCTTACCCGAGAGGATCGTGACTTTGGATCACTTATTCGTGCTTCAGTAAGTGAGCGAACTCATAAGGTTGATCTATTACAACGCATGGTAGAAGAACAGGCAGAGGTCCCCCTCTTGCGCCTTTCAGGTATTCAGCAATTGAGATTGATTTGGAAACGGCCTATCAAGGGATTTGAAGGGAGCGCCTCGTTTTTCTACCGATGTCGTGCGACTGATCTCCGCCCTTTTCTTCGGTTGTTTCCTGCGGAAGGATCGGGCGTTACTAAACTTCATGTGAAAGGGGTCATTCCTATTCCCACATTGGATGATCCCTCTTTATTGGAAGGATGGGGAAATGAAACGACACGCACACCAGGAATCGATTTTTGTTCGATTAAATATGTTCATCGACCGATGATGGGCCTGTCCCCTTCAATCTATGGCACGATTCAGGTGTATCAGGATGGAACGCTCTCTCTTTTGGTTCAACCCCCTAAAGGGGTCCGAAAATTGGACCCGCATTCGGATTTTAGAAACCCCTTGATGGAGACAGTATGGGAAGACCTTCCTCAACCATTCGAAGAGGCACGATTAAAAGAGATCTCCGCGACATTTCAAATGAAAACGAGTGTCTCTTCCAAGCGGTTTACAAAAGCCCGCATTCTACAGCGTCTCCCCTTTTTTTCATCGGTGTTCAAAGAGATTCGTCCTCTTCCCCAAGAGCAGCCGTTTCTTTCTTTGCGCTACAAAGCGGTTAGTCAGTATGCGGTGGAGGATAATGTCTTTACATTTATTACCCAGATAGCAACGAAAAAGAGCATAGAGGGTGAGGCGCCTGATGCATCGGTTCTTCAGGCGATTCAAGAGGAATTCTCTTTTACGCAACAGGAGGCATTGGACGCAGTGGCGGACTGGTATAAAAAGAAGGGCGTTTTCACGGTTCAAGTCCCTGAGGAGGGAGAATTCGTAGAAAGTTATCATTCAGGAATTGACATTCACATTCATGTTCAGGAGCCCTCTTATTATTTTCATATTCATCGCGTGGATGATGAGAAGACGTATGCTAGAATTTTTACATTGCTGTCTCTCCTCTTTATGGACGATGATTCTTACTTTCAAGAGAATAAGGGGAAGAGCGAAGCAAAGAGCGCCGCCCTGGAAGACATTGATGAGATCATGGACGAGGAACAACTGGCACAGGAAGAGCGGATTGAGTCTGTTCAGCGGAGTCCTATGGGTCTCCCCTCTGTGCGAGCTTCTGCGTGGAGAGACCCCTTTGCGGATGAAGATGAACTGGATCGTGGAGAGGTTCTTGTGGAAACGGCGCCATCGGCTGTCGCGGCGTCTACTGCTTCCACTGCGTTCACAATGGCACCTAGTGCTACTATGCGCTCTCGCATAGTGGACCCATTTGGGAATGACGAAAATGACACCTCTGCCTCTGCTTCTGCCTCTGCTTCTGCCTCTGCTTCTGCCTCTGCTTCTGCTTCTGCCTCTGCCTCTGACTCTGTCCCAGCATCCGCGTTTGCGCTCACTGTTCATGATCAAAAGCAGATCACTCCTCAAACCTGGTTCCTTAGGAAACTCCAAGAAATGGACCCGTCCCTGTTTATTTTTAAAACAGATTCGACAGAAAACGGTTATAGTCGGACATGTGCGGGACATGATGATCGTCAACCAGCCGTTCTGACAGAGGATCAATATGAACGAATGCGAGAGATCTATATTGATGATCCCATTTTCTGGATGGTATATCCGTTAGATGGAAAAAAGGATGTCGTTGCCCCTATGGAAGGCGACGAGATCGTAATGGTGATGCGATATGGATCAGACATTGATCACATCCGCTATTATTTCTGCCCCCCTTATTTTTGTCTCAGTGATGAGATCATGGTCCGACCCGTGGATTTTGAGAAAACAAAGGATCGAATGGGTCGCCCAAAACCCAAAGACTCGTGTCCATTTTGCCATGGAAAGCTCATTACCTCAGAAATGAAGAAGAAAAAAGTGGCCCCCATAGGACATACTGTCATGAAACGAAAAACCAAAGCAGCAACGGAGAATTATCACAATGCCATTCGTTTTTTAAAGGAGACGACCCATCCCAATCGGTTGGCCCTCCCCTGTTGTTTTTTGACACCTTCCGTTCTCCGTGTGTCCGATCCCGCATTTGAGCATATTCGCTCTTACTTTCAACGGGAAGACCTAGAAGATGATGTGGATAAAGAGGAGATCGCAAAAGAAGAATACAAGCGTCTTCTCATTACCCAGCATGGATCAGTGGCCTATCCTCTGTTGTTTGAAACGATTCACAGGCGATACATCATTGAATCCAATAAGCATCCTGATGCGGGTGTGTTTGCCATGGCGCCTCCCTTATTTGACCAGTTCTTTGGGCAAGAGTCCACTACGCAACTTGTGATGCGTGTTCAAGTCCATCTGAAGCTACGCTCTAACGCACAGGGCTTCCTCCGCATTGGCACAGAAACGCCTGGTGCCTTTCCCTATGAGTCCCTGTTGGCGATCCTTGCGCCTCTCTTGCGAGTGACCTCTATTGATGCGGTCAAAGAGCGCCTTCGAGCCGCCATGATCCCCCGCGTGTTTCTGAATGCGCATTTTGGAAACCTGGTGCTAGAGTTTTTTCGTCCTGAAGATGGGAGCGCCATGCCTGCCACGCGGCAAGAACTGGCCTACTGGGCAAATAAAGAGCTCGGTATTGCGGTGAACTCCCATACGCTGTATCCCCTCCTCCGTATCTACAACGCCTACCAGCGATTCCTCCGTTTTCTCCAGGATCCCAAGCAACGCAAAGATCTTCGTCATCTCCAGCCCCTCTTGTCCGAACCTGGTCTTCTAAGCCCGAATGGACTTCAACTGATCATCTTAGAGGACAATGGTGCGGCCCCTGTGACAATTCGGTGTCCCCCGTTTGGCGTATCGCTTCCACGAAATGAAAAGAACGATGTGGCCTTTCTCTCTCGCATGAAGCGCACTCATGCGCCGACAGGAGTGGTTCATGCCAAATACGAGCTGTATGTTCATACGAGCAACAAACCGGCAAAGGGTGCGGAGCAAGAGAAACATGAGAACATTGTTCTATGGACGCATGCGACACGATCCATTTGGCCCCCCATTGTTCAACAGAGGGTCACTGAATTCATGACGCAGTGTCAGAACCGTTATCATACACTCTACACGGCCCAACAAAGTGTGAATCCGCGCGCGTTAATCCCCCTCTCTTCACTGATTGTCCCAGGTCCGATCCGTCCAGAGGGTGTGATGAAGGACAGCTACAATCACATTATTGGCGTAACGTTTCCCTATCAGGGCACTCTCATTCCCGTTCCTGTCATCGATGATGGAGTCGTGTCAATCTCTTCAGCCTTTTCAGTGAAAAGCATCTATCTGGATGGGGAGGATATCAAGCCGCCGCTGGATTACGTGCTTACCTATTACGAGACAATTCTCGCTCCCCGTTTGTCACTGTATCCAGGGTATCAGATCGAGCGTGTCATCCAAAAAGGTGCCGCCATCATCGCAGTTCAATTAAAGCACGGAGTCTATCTTCCTGTCTCTGCTCCCATCGATAAGGACGTTCTTGCGAGACGCCCTGTCCCCCTTCCCGTGTCTAGCATCACTCAGTTGGAAGGAGACATCAATCGACAGCTGATGGGACAGCCCCCTTCGTTGGATACTCCATCGTGGGACGATCTTCTGGATCAGACGACTACTGAAAAGACGTGCGGCACGGATCCCATGTGGACGCGAACCTCCTCTTCGGAGCAATTGGAAGAGTGGTATCAGCAGTTTCGTCTCATGGTATCGAACTGGATCGCGGGACCAGAAGGAGGAGCGGGCCTCCGAAAAGGAATAGAGGATATTATCTTTTCACGGGATCTTCCTGAATATGAACGGCGCAAACGAATGCATTTGTATATTGGGTCTACGATCTCATCATGGCTTTATCCAGATACGGAAAAGTGGAACACCACTACCTCTTTTTTACGTAAAGATTGTCGTGTGATCAACAACGCATCCTCATGCACAGGATCGTGTGTATGGAGAGCGAACCAGGAAGACCAGGAAGAAGATCAAGATGACCGAAAAGAGGAACCACAAGGCAAGTGCCTGCTTCATGTGCCTGCGAGAACTCCCTTGGACAAGGACCTCATGGTATCCACCTCTGAATTGTTTACCAAACGCATCATCGATGAATTGGTGCGATTTCCTAACCGCCGAAAACAATTGCTGAAACTCAATGGGGTCTCCAAGGTATCTACGCTTCTTCGTCCCATTCATGAAGGCGATCAATATTTAATTCCTGAATCATCGTCTACCTGGACACAATTATTACAACTAGATTGGAATAAGTCGGTTCCTGAAAGCCCTCATTATTATGAGGAGATGTCACGTGAACCAAAAGATGGGAACAAGGAGCAAGAGCAAGAGGAGTCCTCTATTGTCATGCCTGCCGAACTTCACCCTCTCGTTGGAGATCACTATACGTTTCATGTGGCGGATGAAATGGACGCGAGTCGCCCACTTCTCCCTTTCATGAGCGCACTGGGTATCACCTTGGAAGAGCTTGGACTGGAGGAGACAGCAACCATGCTTCGTCCCTCTCATCTAACTGCCTATGTGAAGTTGACCCAACGTCCGATTGGTATCATTCAGCAGCGAGATGCAACTGAAAAAGAGATTCAGATCGTGCGACCCTCTCGAAGCTCCACTGATACGATTGTCTTTTTGGTCTTTCTCGCGGATAGGATTGGGATTCTCGAAGAGAATGGCACTCCACAATTGCCCATTTCGACCATGCCAGCGCCCCTGTTGGAGGCGTGGAAGGCAGCGCCCCTTGTGATGATCCGCCCACGCCTCCCTCCTGCATCCCTGCGCCCCGTGGAACCCGTTATCAATCCTGTGGTTCCTGCTCCTACTGTGCCATTGATCGCACCGCGACGCATCCGACGGCCACAACGTGTCTCGCCTGTCAAAGACGAAAAATAAAGATAGGGGAGCCTTGGGAGCCTTTGGACCCTTGGGAGCCTTGGGCGCCTAAGAGGGGAAGCGAAACGCAAAGGATGCGAGCGGTTTCTCTTTCTGTTCTCCTACAAAGTCGGGCTCTTCAGGCACGGGAAGAATGACGCTCTGTTTGCTCCCCATGGCCACCGCACGTCGGCGGCATTCGATCATGTCCTCTACCTCGTCCGTCATGATGTTCAGTCGCATCCGACGATACGAGGGATGATCAGGGTGAAGGATAACGAGATAGAGGTCCGCAATGACAATCCCGTAATACGTTTCCAGGATCCATTTGTAAACATTCAGCTGCATTGTGTAGTGCCAATAGTTCGTATCAGGCAGATGTTCCAGTGGCGCCAGACCCGATCCAAAGGGGTTGTCTGATTTGATTTCTTTGGAGCGCTTCCAGTCATAGATGACAAACGCTCCGTCGGATTTGCGACGAAACACCATATCAATGGATCCGCAGAGTTTAATCTTTTTCTCTCCTGCTACAGGAACAGTGGAATCGGTAAAGACCTCCCATTCGCTGCGATACGGTTCCAGATCGTCTCCACAGTCCTCCCAGAATTTCATAAAGTATTTCCATTCCACCGACTCCAGAACGGCGGGATGGATCTGTTCAGGAGCACCATGGAGGAATTGTTCAATGGCCAAGTGCATCGCCGTTCCCGCTTCGGATGCGATCTTTCCATTCTGAGACCACTCTGCCATGATCTCTTCGTCCGTGCGTCCGACGTATTTGCTGGTGGCCCAGTTAGGACCCTTGCGCATTTTGGTGAGAATAGCTTTCCCATCAAAGTGCCCAAAGAATTCGTGAACAAATCCCGTGCACGAAATGTTCCCCTGACAAGATCCATTCACATAATATTTGTGAGTGGGTTCATGGAAGGTAATATGATCGTCTCGAGGATGATGATGGAGCCGCGTAAGATGTTTCCACGCTTCACGAGGCATTCTGTGTAGTATCATAAAAAAGAGATCATGGAATCAAATTTTATGGGTCGTCTTGGAACCTTGGTCGCCTTTGTTGGCGTAGAGCCTTAGAAGGAGAATTCCGCAATCTTCATGAGGATGTGTCCAACCTTATTCTCTCCTACAATACGACCCGATTTCCATTGTCCGCCCCATTCGGAGCCCACATTCGTCGCGGGTTGGCTGTAAAGGAGATACTTCCCCTGTTTTCGGGCAGCTTCCACAATCGCATGAAAACGCGCATCACGCTCCCAGCGATACGTGAGGGCATCGCGCAATACATCCTCTTTCATGAGGTTCCATTCGGCGTCGTTCAGTGTGATGCGAAAGGGGGTCAGCGATTTCTTCAGGAGCGCATCCTTCACACTCTTGGTTTCGGAGAGCAATCGTTCCGTCTCTGTATCATCCATGATGATGATTTGATCTTGTTTGCGTTCCACCTTTTTCATGAGACGCATCTGAAGAAACTTCTGGTGAATGGAGCCCTCACGACTGAAGAGGGTCACAGCGAGATCGCGTCCTCGCTCCGCAGGGGTCGCTGTTCGTGCCAATCTCATGGCGGCCATGTAGTGCTCCACGGAGGGATAGAGGACCGCAGGACGCTCAGGATCGGGGATGGGGAACGGCGCGGAAAGGCTCAGCCATCGTCCCGCATAGGGGTCCTTGAGCTGTAAGAAATCAGCAATACGCGCACCAGGTCCAAAGAGGAAGACTTCATTCACCGTCAGGGCACGCTGTGCAGCAGGAACAATTGGTTCTGCCACAATGGGCTCCTCTTTCTCATCGTCCAATACCGCATCCTCAGCAACGACAGGCTTCATTGCGGCAGCAGTAGTCGCAGCAGTAGCCGCAGCAGTAGCCGCAGCAGTAGCCGCAGCAGTCGCAGGCATTCGTGAAACATCCTGACGTTTAAAGATAAACCACCGATTCAAGAAGGAAAACTCTTTGACCGATGCCGACATCGGAAAGGGCTGCTTCCCCTTTTCCGCCATCTGGTAGCTGACGTCAAAGGTGTTCGTAGACGCTCCAAGGCCGATCTCGGCGAGTTCCGCCTTCGTCAAAAGCCGAAACCCAATGTCCGCCAGTTTGGATTGGAGAAGGGCAAACGGAACGAGATATTCGCGATGAGTCGAACCAATGCTGATGAACTCCACATCAATAGCTAATCCAATAGACGCATCATCGTCTGTCAGATGCTCTTGATCGTATGATTTGGTAATGGACCACAGCGGAACATCGCCCTCCCACCCCTTTCGGGCATGACCCTTCTCCACGGATTGAAGCATCTGAAAGACCTTGTCTCCATCGAAACAACATCCCGTGAAGTATCCCCCCATTTTCACCGTATCCGATAGATTCTGTAGGAAGCCGTCCAACATTGTGCTGGATTCAAAGAAGTAGTGAATGGCAAACATACAGGCGGCCACATCGGCTCCCTCTCGGAAAGAGCCCGAGAGTTTGGTTTGAATGTAAGGAGGAAGGGGGCCCTTGGGTTCCGCCCGTCCAAAGATGGACCGCAGCATGTCCTGCTCCTCTTGTCCTGCTCCCGCCTCTCCTGACACAATGGACTTGGAGCTGTCACCAATGATAAAGGCCATCAGAGGCACCTTTTGCGGACCGAGTTCGGTAAGAGCCTCCACATATCGCTTGTAGGCGCCATTGTCCGAATTGGTAATGTTCTCTCCTGCCTGGTCCATTCCTATCACAATATTCGCCCGATTGAAGATCCATTTATACAGATCGCCACCCTTTCCGCATGCCATGTCGAGCAGATTCTTCTTTCCCCCTTTGAGCACGCTTTTCAGAAGAATGCGGTTTTTGATATACTTGTTGTGGAAGTCCTGTAGACCCTTCACAAGGTTCATGTTCTCTTTTGGCGCCTTGCGCTCATAGTATTTTTTCGTGATATCGGTCTCACGGGAGTGGACAAGTGCCTGGACTTCTGAAAGGGTCGGTTGTTCATTGCCCGTCTGAATCATAGACACGGTGACAGGGTCATGAATGGAGTTCCACACATCATTCGCGACTCCTGAATCATTCATCATTCCCTTGTATACGATGGCACCCTTCAGTTTCATGGCGCGAAGAAGGCGCTCCGTCTTGTCATGACGAATCCGAGAGGGAATCCATCGCCAACCAGGCTCTCTCGTCGGATCATATCGCATTTCCACGATGCTGCGAGGCGGGATGGGCTCATGAGAGTCCTCTGTCATGATGTATTGCTCTTCCGTTTCAGGATGAACTTCCAGGATGCGGTGACAGGTGTGCGCCATGGTATCCGCATAGTCCGTGGGAGTAAAGAGAATGGGCTGATAGCGCGAAGGTCCGTCCCCCTCTTTCAACAGTGGCTCTTGACGAAGAATGGTAGAACGCGGATCCTTGTGCTGGGCGGATGTCTCTCCACCGACATAGAGACTCATCGTTTTGTATTGAATGGTCTGGTTGTTGCTCGGATCGATGCTGGTAGTGACTTTGTCCAGTGCGGGCTCATCTGGATCCTTTTCATAGACAATCAGAAAGTCCACTGTGTTATCAATGGCCGGTTTCCATTTGAACTGATGTTTGAAGCGAACGCCTGCCCGATCAGGAAGCGGTTCCGTGTTGCTCGTCAGAATGAGACCATCGGTGTGATAGATCCGTTTAGTCTCCAGAATGCGGGTGGCGCACCGCGTAAAGACAGACTCATCAAGTGCCGCGGCAAATTCAAACCGTTTCAGCATCACCATCAGGCGACTAGATTCCGTTAGGCTAGGAGCGATCGTTTTCGTATCCTGTGTCCACAACGCATACCAGTTTTTCATACGAGCATACCGTGACATCCCGTCTCCGTCCAACTGTCCCTCAGGTGTGAATGTCGCAAAGGGAAGGCGAGAAACGGGGCGACCCTCTTCATAGTAGATGTCAAAGAGGAGATAATGATGAATCGCCCGTTTGTCATGAGACATTGTCACCCACTCGCCATCCACCATGGAGTTCGCACACGCCGCGTTTTGAAGACCCGTGCGATACACATTCAAACTCTGATCCAGCAGAAAGAGCTCTCCAGACGCGTCCACCATACCCATGGCGCGCAAGCCATCTGCCTTGTCCGTCACATTGTATCCCGTGCGAATATTGGGAACCTCCTCTTGAATGTCTTTGGTCATGTTTTTCACCTGGAGGGTGACAGGACCGACACCGCGAAACACGGGATCGCGAAACTTGTCACTGCCCGTCAGGGTTCGGTAGTCAGATCGCACGCGTTCCGCAACAGACGCCCGAATCAGCAGGGAATTCTTCTGAATGGCACGCAGGACCTCTCCACATCCACGGATCAATGATTTGAGCGCAGCCTCCGCCGTGGCAGTGTGTTCGGTCCCATGAAGCAACTCCACTTCCACCTCATAACGAGGGGGCTCCATTAACACGTTGTGCTGAAGAAAACGCTGAGACCACTGGTATTCTTTGCGACCTGGCGTGCGACTGGGAGTGTAAGGAGATTGGCGGACCATGGAAAGATCCACACGAATCCCGTGTCCCTCAAAACTCCAGCGTCGGATCAATCGGAAGGCCTTGCGCAAGGTCGGCCACTGCTTGATGAGGTCCAGGATACGCGGATCCGTTGGTGAAAGGGGCTCCTCGCGTCGCACTTTGACACGCATGTGATATTCGTGGAGATTGACGTTGCTTTCTGAAGAGGCGCGGTCTTTCATCATGGAGGTGAAGTCTTTTCCTTCGAGATTGTCATCGCGGCAATAGGACTGAATGATTCCGAGACCATCCAGCGTAAACCGAATCTGATTTGGAGTGAGGATGTTCAGATAATCCTGCTGGGCGAGAACTTTCCATCCTTTGGCACGAATCCGTTGCGCAATGTGGAGAAAGGTCGTGGAGTCCACCGCACCCTCTTTTCCAAAGGTGGCCTCTACTTCCAAGAGGGGGTGGGTGAACCAGTCTTGGACAAATCCAGCCAGCTGTTTGGATTGATCCAGAGTAAGATCCATTCTAGTATGGAGTGACAAAAGAACCTTATACCCTTTGTGTCGTAACGAATCACTTGTCAATTTTACTAGTGCTGAATGATCTGATAGGAAAAACGTGCTCCATCAAAGGCGCTCTCAATGATTTCAATGGCTTCGGAGTGGTTACCGTGGTCATAAAAGAGGTCTACGAAAAACGCACGACGCTCAGGATAGGTATGAACCGTCATATGACCTTCTTCTAGAAGATAGGTATAGCAATATCCACCGCCATGGGGGAAAGCATGCCCTATCTGCGCGACAACAGAACATTGTATGTGATAGATGACGCGATCCCACACAGGGCGCCCATGAGTGATATCTGTCATATGTATCAGACATTCTCTAGGCACGTTGTATCCATGGACGAGAACATGGAGCCCCTCTATGTTCTGATTCATTGTAGGACAACCACGTGCTATCTTTATGTCTTCTATGTATTCACTGCGTAGTCCATGAGTGAAACACTTGTAGGGTGGTAAGTTTTCCAAGGCGCACCGCAAGAGTCTCTTTCAGCAGTTTCCGATCCGTCTCTTGCCACGTGGGACGAGCGGACAAACGCTCCACCAATTCGACTTTCGTTGCCTCCACTTCGGGCCATTGAATGATCCATCCACGACCTTCCATGTCCACGATCCATTCACCGACCAAGGATGAAAAGGGACGCGCAGACGCCCCTGAAGGCATCGCCACCCACCGCGCATGGTGATCCACTAGCCACGTGGTATGTTCTTTCTTCCAGTTCATGGGGTTAGAAGAGAAGTGAATTTCTCCCTTGACACCACTTGGGGCATACTCCTCCTTTCCCTTCTCTTTGTCATCGCCCCGCTTCCCGTGTCCCTCTTCCACACGCTCTTGAACCGCCTCTTTCATAATGACAAACTGAATCTCTCGGATATAGGAAATCCCTTGAAACAGATCATCATAGTCCTTCTCTTCCATACGTGCTCCATGAAAGGCCTTCCCAATCAACTCATACAGGTGTTTCCGTTTACGAGCAAGAGGGGTCGTGCGTAGCGTCTCCACTTCTTCTTGAAGGGTGGTGGTAAGGGACATGATGAGTTCCGTGCGAACCGAGGGAGGGGCCAGCATGTAATAATGGGGATCAGACAGGCATGCGAATAGACTAATGATTCCCGTTGGATACAAGGAAAACGCCGTGTATCCTGGCAAGAGAAGGGAATCAAGTGATGTCTCTTTCACAATGGACATGCGAATCTCCATCGAATCCAGAGTGCGGGCTCGATGGGGATTGGTTTCCGCGTAGCGGAGTAATTCTTGGTAGCTGACATTTTGATAGACACGAGCGGGGGTTGTCATGGTGACTCTACTTCCATTGATGTGATCCGACTTTAGGTGTCACTCTCTTCTGGATCAGGACGTGTTCGCAAATGTTCCAATTCTTTGAGACGATCCTCGTGTTCCTGATGTGTTTTAGAGCAAAACTGGAGATATTCTTTCATCTGTGAGAAGGCATCATCGGAAATGGCGGACAGGTCAAAAAAAATACCATTGGAATTCTCTGTATAGGTTTCCTTGGTTTTACGAAGAATACGATAGATCTCCTCTTGTTCTGGTTTGGATAGTTGTTTGATGTTATCAAAGATTGATTTTCGTTCGTCGTATGACATCTCTACTTCCGGATAGATGATCAACATGTGAATTCACTCGCAGTCCGTTTAGGGTTCTTCAGGCTCCACTTCGGACTCCACTTCGGACTCTGCTACTTCAGGCTTCACTTCGGACTCCGCTTCTGACTCTACTTCTGCCACTTCGGACTCCACTTCCACTTCGGACTCCACTTCCACTTCGGACTCCACTTCAGGCTCTACATCGGACTCTACCTCCGCTTCCGCTTCGGACTCCGCTTCAGGCGCCAGCTCATAGGGCTCTGATTCATCTTCAGACTCTGCGCCATGAAGACGAAGAAACATGCCACTGGCAAGGATATAGGCATCTTGAATGGCAAACTTCGAGCGTTTCAATTCCACCTCCACCTGATCTCCAATCTGAACCCCATCATATTCCTGATTGCCAAGATGGAGATCACGGGGCACTTGAATCCGAATGGCATTGCGATGATTGATGTAGAGACCCATCTTGTTTTTACGGATGACTTCACCGGTTACACGAATCCCATCAGCAGGATAGATGACACGTCCCTCCAGCTTGACATAGTAGATCGCATCTCCCGTAAAACGGGCCGCCTCAAAGTGACCCATGGAATGGGACAACATTTTGATGGTGCCGGGAAGGACAAAACCGTGTTCCGAGCATTTCTCCTCCATCATCTGGACGGCCTTCTTGGTTAAGAGTTCCTGAACGGTCTGCGATTTGATCTCATTGAATTCACGTGGCGTGAGGTTGATTTTCTTTTCAAAGAAGGCGGTGGATTCCATGGTGTGTCTACTATCTGAATCATCTCTTTGTTCAATTTTATGACGAGAAGTCCACCTCTATGTTCTTCTTATTGCCGCCTCCTTTTTTAGGGCTACCGCCTCCTTTTTTACTGAGTCCACGAAACGAAGAGGTATGTCCCATATAAAAGGCCTGAACAGGGCGAAAGAACCACCGTTTTCCTTGAATCCGTAAGGCATCCATGTATCGCAGCACAATATCCAAAAGGGTACAGGCTCGAGTTGAATTTTCAATAGGGCGTTCTACGCGAATCATCGTTCTAGTAAGATCTAAATCATGCTGTCCCTCAGAGCGTAGGACATCACCCAACTGAACCAATTTCGTAACATGGCCTGTCATGTTACTAACATTTTCACATTCCAACCCACGTTCCACCTTTTTTCCCGTATCAGGAGGGTCCGCCGTTTTAAAAACGATGCTCCCATTTTTAGACACGATAAACCCATATAATGCCCCTGTGTTTCGCCGATGAACCGAGAAGGCTTGTATCCCATCGGTTTTATCCTTCTCAATTTCTTCTACAATAGAAGTCGCGCATATTGCCTCGTCACATAGATACTGGAGTTTTCCCGTTGCGGGGTCAAACATACGATGAACCACGAGACGCCCCATCTGATACACATCATCCTGAACCATATGTGCCTGCTTTTCGGAGAATAGTAGTTCCTTCTGTTCCTCTAGGGAGATCCATTCATCCCATACATAAGAGAGAAGAGCATGCTCAAAGGCTCGGACATCCCGTTGAGGAGACGCATGAAATGAGGTATGAAACCAGTAGATGATCTCCACCATATGAAGATACCGCTCCATAATGGAGGCATCACCACGGGCCATCGCCACACGCCGTTGTTCCAATTTTTCGGGAGGATCCCTGTGAGCGGTGTGTCTTGCCAACTCATGAATCCAGGACACGATCGCAGCCCAAAAGCTGCCAATGGGTTCCTGCTCCTCTACTTCATTCTCATTGAGAGGTAATACCTGTTGCTCCTGGGGAGAAGGAAGATAGGCATCTCGCTTCACAGGAAAGGAGGCCGCCCGAATGGCAAGAGGAATCGTCAGATCCGTATACACATTTGGCTGAAAAACATAATACCCATTACAATACCGAATGTATCCATGCAACTCACGGTAACGAATTTGAAATGATTTATTATTTACGATGTCCTGTAAGAAGTCCACTGCGACATGCCGAGGAATCTCTTTTAAGATATCCCACATGTCCTCTGTCGCATAAAAAGACTGTTTCTCAAACAGGCTGCGAATGAGCTCTTTCAATTGATGAATCCGCCATCGTGCAGAATATTCATCATAGGTGGAGTCGTCTATGGTAATACGGCTAACATCCACTTGAGGCTGACAGGTATAGTCGCAGGTTTCAATCCAATCACATACAGCAGTAAAAGGTGTGTCGTTAATGTTCACTTCTTCACGGACCATCTGTTGCGCATCCACCTCTCTCATAGGGGGCTGTCCCTGGATCAGAATCGCATCATGATTCAAATTACAATCCATGGCAGACTGTTTCATGACACGCGTAACCTGGCCGATCAACACGGCCTTCTTAAATCCGACGCGATAACTGTATAAATCAGCAGTCTCGCGATCGTCATCAGGGAGTGTCGCGACATACAAATAGACCGTGTTGTTTCGTTTTTCCAAGGGAAGGGCGCAATGGGACAGATAACGAATGGCGCGTCCCAAAATCTGCTCCGTCTTGTTCAAATGGAACCAGGAATCCAGCACGTGCGTTTCGCGAACAAATCGCAAGTCCACACCTTCTGATGCAATTTGTGATCCAATGATGACTTTCATAATCTTTCCTGAAGCATTTTCAAAGGATCGCTGTGCAGTAATGGTTTCCTCATTGTGTGGAGAGAGTGCTGTGTCACCTGTTAGGACTCCATAATAGGCGGGGGAAAACGCATGGCTGGCCCCTGCGTGTTCCCTTTCTTTCCGAGAGCAGGAGGCGCATTGGCGCCCTCCTTCTGCCTGGATTCCATCCATCAACAGGGATTTTTTTCGTCCAAAAGGGGTATATCCGTTTGCCTCGAGTGCTAGACAGAGCGGAACGGCACCTCCACTAACAAAACGCGTATACAAAAAGATACACCCTTCTGCTGTGCGAATGCGCTGGATCAACGCATCAAACTTGGGACTGTAGGAGGCGAGTGCGCCGACGGCGAGCCAGGAGGGAGGCACCTTGGAGCGATAACGGACTTCTCCTGACTCCATCTCACGATGAAATACGCTCAGCAGGGCGCCCTCATTCGTTCGTCGGAAATAGGCTTCATAGGTATCTCCTTGAGTCGATTCTGTCGCAGGAAAAACAATGTTTCCCGCATGAATGAGACCCTGTAGATCAATGGTGTTGATTCCACCACCTGGAGAGAGGGCATTCATGAACACACGAGAGGCCTGAAGCGCATGTCCTTGAAGAGGGACGGGAAAAAGTGGAAGACGCCGATAATAGTCACGATCCTCCTCTAGAATAGGAGTTCGTCGTGGATTGAGAGTGGGGTAGGCGAGAAGCGGTGTGATCTGTTCAGGGAAGAGGCGAACAGGGAAGGACAGGGGATTTTCTCCTCGCATAAAACTGACGTATCGTCGGGCAATCAATGATAATCGTTCCGAACCCTTCTCCAAGAGGCGTCCCTCACGATCGAATAGGTCCACCTCGGTGAGAGTGGCCTTTTTATCGTTCATCAACAGAAGATTGAGCATGAATACGATTTCACGATAACTGTTATACATGGGAGTGGCCGTTAGTGCGCAAAACTTCATGCCCTCGGAATACATCAAGACGTCGCGTAGAAAAGGAGTCAATAATTTACCTCCTGCGGCATCACCCTTTTCCGCTTTCCCTCCTACGTCAACTACCGCATCCTCTCCCTCTGCGATATCACGAAGATTATGAGCTTCATCCACGATCAGCAGTTTTCCACTAAACGCATTTCGGATCGCGCGTTTTTTATAGATCTCATTCTGTTCGTCTGTTTTTCCTGGAACACCTTGGATGAGGTCACGAATATAGTTCGCAAAAGAAATGTAGGCGAGGACTTTGAAGCGCTTTTTGATCATCTTGTTCACTTCCTTTTCAATGGCGACGGGATTGCGCTCATATAACATATTGGTCAGCTTCAAATACGTCGTTCCTGTGCATTGCGATGCCGTATTGGGTTCATTTCCGTGCCCGATCACAACCTTGGAAATATCAAAGATTGTTCGAAAGAATCCCTGTTGAATCGTGGGAGGCGCAATGAGAATCACTTGTTGATGGGGGAAATGTTCGAGCCAGGCCTCCATGATTTGAACGGCCGCACATGTTTTACCAACACCGACTCCGTGATAGAGAAGGGCGGACATATAGGGCGTCTTGGGTGACATGAAGTTGGCGACAAATCGCTGAACGGGAGTGACCTCAAAGGTGCCTTGGTCTTCACAGGGATTCGCATTCGGTTTCCATGTGGTTTGAAGAGACTCGGCAAATTCTCGTTTGGACAGAAGCTTTTGTAGAAATTCATGATCCATGACATCGGGATAGGCACCCGTTTCTTTTTCCCAGCGTGTCATGGCCTTGGAGGGAAAGAGGTCACGTCGCTGGAGTTCTGCGAGGATGATATCGCGCTCCGAAAAATCGGTGGTGTTGTCCCAACGGGCGAGCAGTTCGGATTCAGGGAGAGATCCGAGAGGGCCTGCCACTTGACCCACTTGTTCTACTCGTTGAGGACGTCGAATGGGGGCGCGCACGGATTGGGGAGCCTGAAGAGGAGCTTCTAATGCCACAGGGGCAGAAGGGACATCAGATGGGAAAGAAGGCATCACTTGTCTAGGGCGTCGAATGGTTCTCATACTCATAGGTTCTTGGATCGGAGGGATGTCATTTGCAAGAGCATTTAGAATCACTGGGGCCACGGGGGCCACAGGAGCCATTTCTTCCACAGAGGCTACAGGAGCCATCTCTTCCACAGGGGCTACAGGAGCCATCTCTTCCACAGGGGCTACAGGAGCCATTTCTTCCACAGAGGCTACAGGAGCCATCTCTTCCACAGGGGCTACAGGAGCCATTTCTTCCACGGAGGCTACAGGAGCCATTTCTTCCACGGGGTCTACAGCGGCCATAGGAGCTACCATAGGAGGCTCCACCACGGCAGGACCTACAGGGACATCCACAGGAGCTACAGGGATGTCCACGGGAGCTACAGGGGCCACCATAGGAGCTACCATAGGAGCAGCGACGGATACAGGTCTTGTGATGGGAGCACGGATAGGCGCAGCCATTGGCATAGGAGCAGCGACTGGCATAGGCCCAGCCACTTGCATAGGCGCAGCCACTTGCATAGGCGCAGCCACTGGCATAGGCGCAGCCACTGGCATAGGCGCAGCCACTGGCATAGGCGCAGCCACTTGCATAGGCGCAGCGACAGATACAGGCCGCGTAATAGGTCTACGTATCGGCATAGGAACAAAATCATTATCAGAAGACTCCATAGAAGACAGCGGCTTTGTCACAGGAGCAGGAGCAGTCGCAGGCTTTGCCACAGGCATAGTCACAGGCTTTGCCACAGGCACAGGAGCAACCACAGGAGCAACCACAGGAGCAACCACAGGAGACGTCTCTTCGTCGCTGTCGTTTGCGAATGGATCTTTAAATTCTCTTCTCGCCGCCATTCTATGTAGGATATCATAAATTAGAGGAGGAAATCTATCACGCCTTTTGGTCAGGCTTATGCCTTTTGGTCAGGCTTATGCCTTTTGGTCAGGCTTATGCCTTTTGGTCAGGCTTATGCCTTTTGGTCAGGCTTACGCCTTTCGAGACATCGATCGATGAGAGTCCAATGTAGACACAGGGTAGAAATTCTTCATGATGTTCCCTGCTTTGAGCAGCAGTTCCTGCTTTTCAATATGATCCGGACGAATCTTTATCATGGCCTCCTCTAAGGAACACCATTTGATTTCAGAAATTTCACGTGTCATATGAGGATTCTGTAGATTCATCTGAACATCCACATGGGGATGACAGATCGCAAAATAATATTTATGGCAATAATGAACCTGATTGGATCCAAAGAATGTTTCCGAGACGGACTGTGTGTTATGAATCACGGAATAGTCGCCGCGATGAAGACCCGACTCCTCCTGAAACTCGCGCATGGCACATCCCATGTCGGTCTCATAGGGATTCCGCCTGCCTTTGGGAAAGCCCCATTCGCACTCGGTCCACGTCGTCGGATAGCGCTCTATCAATTCTGGAATCCGATGAGCCATTTGAGAAAAACGCTGTTCGGAGGCATGATATTCGCTCTTATGGGATCGGACGCCTGATGTCCCTCCCCACATGTGCTGCCACAATTGCTCAAAAGACAGAGTGCGAAGAAGTTCATGCTCCTTCTGTGTCATTCCTTGTAGGAGTTTTCCCATGTATTCATCATGATGAGGGTGATATTTACCGCGTATGAATTCAACAAAAGACATGGAATCTTTTCGTTGAATCAGCAAAAATTGGAGACCGTCCACGGGATTCCGAATGGGACAGGAAGGAGAAAACAGGGCCTGTTGATGGGCGTCGGATGGATAGCGCATTGCAATCATTCCATAGCTGGTGACAGGAGATAAACAAGAACGAAAGACGTGACCTGGGAGGCCACAATTGGTACAGTGGGGGATACGGTGGAGACCATCCATGCTAGGCAACCACACCGTTTCTTCTTTAGATATGCGTGACTCCGCGCCCTATAGGGCGACATGCGTGCGCCTTATGATACCAAAGAACGCCCCGTGTAATAGGATGCAGTTTCCCCCGCGTGTATGGGGACCCTTCTTTTGGCACACGATTCATTTGGTTGCCATTGGTTATCCGAAGAACCCCACTTATACGGATAAGAAATGCGCAAAAGACTTTTACGAGTCTCTGGCACATTTACTCCCCTGTCCGATCTGTCGCACCCACTATGCGGCCCACATCGCCGCCCACCCTCTCACGCCCTTCCTGGATTCACGCACGGATCTCATTCAGTGGACAGTCACGCTTCATAATGCCGTCAATAAGACGCTTCAGAAGCCCCTGTGGACCCTCGATGAAGTAATGGTCTACTATGAGCGTCTCGGCCGCCGCGACCGCTCTCCTGTGTGGACACCCGAAGACATGGCCGAAGTAGATACTCGCTCTTTCATTAAGGGGTTTATCACGGGAGGGATCCTCTTGTCTACTGTGGGAGGTGTGTGCTATATGCTGAGCCAGACGTATGGGAGCACTTAAAGACTTACCTGTTCACGCCACATTCGCCATCCGGCGTATACAATCTCCCCACAAATAAGGAGAGATAAAGTAGAATGGCGTCCATCCATACGAATGTCCTTTCATCAGACGTGCTGGACCAGTTGCAGCAGCTGCCCGAAGTCCTTGCCGCCAAAGAACGGTTGGAGGTCCATGGAATGGTCTATTTTACGATCCCCATGACGAATGCCCTTCGCACGACCCTTCACGCAACGTTCGGTCTGGATCTTTCCGCGGTCCACTCCATTCCTATGCGGTGGATCAAGGGAGACACGGCTCCTCACGTGGATGTCACCTCTCACGCATTTGAATATACCCATCTCCTTTATTTGAATGACAGCCCTGGTGAACTTGTAGTAGGAGACGAGTCCTATCCGATTCGCTCTAATACGGCGTTTGTGTTTCAAGAGGGCATTTCGCACGAGACCCGTCACACGGGACAGACCCCTCGTCTTCTCCTCGGTCCGATGAGCGAGCAGGCATTGCCTGTTGGTGGTTCGGCAGTATCTTATTACCCAAGCGAAGCTGATGCGCTTGCCTATACCAATTCTTTTGGATATGGTGTTTCTTACATTGTAGGAGATGGTGGACCCTTTGGCGGATTTACGAGTTGGAGACTGGCGTCTAACAGTTTTGGAAGCTCTCCACAGAATATCGTCTATGCGAACGGAAGCACATTAATCGCGGACGGATCCTATTATTTGTATCCCGCGGCCCCCTGTTTTCTAGAGGGATCCACCATTCTCTGCCAAGTAGATGGAGTAGAACAGTATGTCCCTGTGGAGAACCTTAGGAACGGAGCACTTGTCAAAACAAGCCTTCGTGGATGGAAGAAGGTGGTAGCAGTAGGAAAGGGATCCATTCAGAATCCTGGCGATGATGCTCGCACTGAAAATCGTCTCTACCGATGCTCGCCCTCCCAGTATCCCGCATTGAAGCAGGATCTGTATCTGACGGGATGCCACTCCATTCTTGAGTTTCCCATCACGGAAAAGCAAAAAGAGGATACCATTGCTCGCCTAGGAAAACTGTTCGTGACGGACAATAAATACAGACTTATGGCGTGCGTGGACGAGCGCGCGGAGCCGTGGAATTCAGCGGGGACCTATTCGATTTATCATTTTGCGCTAGAAAACGAAGACGATGGTATGAATGACGGCGTGTATGCCAATGGATTGTTGGTGGAAACGTGTGCGATCCGAACGCTACTTCGCCGATCGAATATGACGCTGCTGTAATGGAACACAATCTCATAACTGAAATCCCTCCATTCCAATCAAATACTTCAATTCATGAAAATGATGGGCAAATAACGGATGCGTCTTGATAGACGTATGAATACGCCTTCCTATCTCTGCCGCTCGAATCGCATCATGTCGCATCATAGACAAATAGCGCACCGACCAGATCCTAACATATAAATCCATGTTCGGTTCTGGTAGACCCTCATCATAGGATGAAATGATGGCTTTACAAACATCTTCTGTCTCGCGATGATAGCCATGATAATAATATTTCATCACGATATTATAATATATATAGACTAGTGATTCGGTTGGTTTAATCATGTTGTGAAGTGCTTGCTGGTAGTCTCCATAGCCTCGTTGAATATCATCATAAAATTCATCGAGTACCTCCAGGTAGCAATATTCTTCATGATGTCCAACCCCCTGATGAATCGTATCTCGTATGACCTCCTGAAGACGTTGAAGAATCGGACGACCGATTCGTTCTGAGCATGTAAAGAAGCATCCCACTGCAACCCATCGTGCCTGCTGATAATAGGCATATTTCCACTCAGCCTGTTTGTATTTTTTATCCTCTACGTTGAGGATCATCAGGTGGAAACGCTCTGTGATTTGGTGTAATGTAGAAAGCAATCGCCGACTTAATTGTCCATCCATGCACACTTTTGAGCCCATTTTATTGAGGCTACCGTCTATCCATCCAAACCGCGATGTCCCAAATGGGTTCTCTTGCATGGTCTGAAGCACGAACGCAAACTTGCTAAACACGACCACCGTGCTCTCCACAGAAATCCGCGCATCCCGCGTTGGCCAATAGACTTCGCGATTGGCACGAATCTTGTCCGCAAACGGATACGCCCACAGGTCCTCCACCTCCATCAAGATAACTCGCGTGATACTCTCTAGATGATGGGAGCGCCGTCGCTCCACAATATGTTCATAGAGGGGTTGATTACAGTAGATCACGAGATAGCATGGAACCGCCAAGAGTGCCTCCATCCCCTGTAAGGTCTCTGCGAGACTTCGACTGCCCGCATGGTATTTCTGTAAGAGAAAACAGCCTGTCGTCAATGTGCAGTCCGGTAGAGCTGCCATATTGATTCTACACGGGCATGGTTGTTTATGCTCCATTCAAAAACAAAAGGAAGTATCAGAGAATGGCTGCTACCGCTGTGGCATCTGCGACACCTGCGGCACCTGCTCAAAAGAATGACACCGTTCTCGGTTGGATTAAAGAGCTCGCATCCAAACCATTGAATAAATCAGGACAAGACAAGTCTGTGATAGGTTATGTTGGAGATACAGTTTCATCTATATTTAACCCAACCCCCTCAAAAGCTTCTACTAATGCGCGGTCTACCCCAGGCATCTTTGGAAGTCTCTTTTCAACAAGTGCAACAACCGCAGCAGCAGCAACCGCAACAGCAACCGCAGCAAATAGTGCGAACGGATTTCAATTCTCTCGTATGATCGCCTATGTCTTTGCGATCCTCTGTGTCCTATTGATCATCATCTTGTTTGTCCATTTTTTTATTACCCCTATCTTTCGTCTTCGTCCTGGCACCCCGGGTCTCATTCCTATCCCAGGATTTGATGATGGAATCCTCTATTGGTCCACGTCATCGGTTGAACTTCCAAATACGAGTCTACCCATTCGCACTCAATTCTATGGATATTCTTTCCATGTCGATATTTTTATTGAGAATCCCCTTGCCTTCTCTGCTACATCCCGTCTCTTATTTCACCGTGGAGGAGTTCTGAAAGATACACCGTCTGGAGAAACCCTTCTTGGCATTCTACATCGCTACAATCTTGCTGTGGCATTGATGCCTGATACCAATGACCTGATGGTATCTGTATTAAATAAACAGCACCACATGGAAAATGTAATGATTCATAATGTTCCTGTCCAAACTCCATTTCGGCTGAGCGCGGTAATTATCGAACAGGGCATGGAGGTCTACCTCAACGGACAACTCGTAAAAACGAGACGGTTTGGAGCGCCTCCGTTGGATATTACGGGGAATATCGTCCCGATACCAGGGCTCGCCACACTTCGTCAGCTAAAACTCTGGGGGCGCACCCTGAGTGCTTCTGAAATACGAGAGGCAACCCCTGCTCTCACTACGGCAAAAGACTTCAATCTGGGACCCATCCCCTCTTCCACATCTTGTGGGGACGCACAAAGCAGGCCCGAAGGGACTGCGAGCCTTGTGAGCGTGTTCTCCACAAACACACCCCTCTCCGATGCTGCAAGTGCTGCTTCTACTGCCGCTACTAGTGCATCCTCCAGAATGTCCTCCCTTTCGTCTGCGGGTTCCGCACTCTTCTCATAAGCCGCTCGTAGGAATCCCCTCAGAGAAGTAGATAGGATGGAGTTTCTTACCCTTTTTTTACAAGCCGCCGTTGTCGCCTGTATCATCTATGTGGTATATTTGATCCTCTATCGTCCATCAGGTCCAAAAGATATGTTACTCACCCTGACTCCATTAGATACCAAGACCGATGTGGTGTTGCCCGATGTCACACAAAAAAAAATCCTGGGTTCCAGTGGTTCATCCGTCATGGGATTCTTTTATCTGAAAGGTGGTGATCGAACAGCACATCATGGGCAACGATATATTCCTCTGATCCAAGTGGAAAACAATTGGTTCCTAGAGTCAATGGTAGGGTCTCGTGAAAGGAGTAAACGCTCTACACGTCTTCGTGTGAAAACCACAGATGGAACAGTAAGAGAAGAGATCATCGATCTTCCCCCCATTCCGATGCAGAAATGGGTATTTATTGCGATTCTTCGTGAGGGTCGTCGATTTGATGTTATTTATGATGGTCGTATTGTTGCCTCCCAGCGCCTAAAAAATTATCCTGTCATCATCAGCAGTCCGCTCTCTGTGGGACAAAAAGGACTGGGAGGTTCCGCGATTCATGTGATTGTCCAGGAAAGCCGCATGACTCTTAGCGAGGTAGAAAAGATTCACCTGACGTATGTGGATAGCAATCATAATATTCTAGAAACGAATTCGATTGATATGCTTCTACCCTTTCCAAAGTTATCAGCACAGTGTCTCCCCGGTTTACCGTGTCGCCCCCTTACCTCTCCTCCACAAAATGGGATGCAACAATGGAAGTCGCCCTATGCCTGAGTGTATCTAGGCATTCAGGAAGATTATCCTCGGCTCTGACAGAAGATGAACGCAAACCAGGGAAGCCGTGATTCAGCACCGCTTCAATACATGATTCCCTATTTGCTTGTCTTTGTGAGCCTCCTTGGAATGTATTATCTGTATCAGTATTTGTTTGGTCCTCGCACAGGAACTCTCTACACTCTACTCGCCACTACTCAATCTGCAAAGGTTGAATCTGGTCAGAACATCATTGTCCGTGCCGATCAACTCCCACGCCTATTTGAGGGAGGAGAATTTACGGTCTCCACATGGATCTATGTCTCCAATTGGTCCTATCGATCTGGATTGATGAAGTCCATCTTGCGTATAGGTGGTCGGCGATTTGATACGTTTCGGATCTATCTGGGAGGTCGAACCCCCACACTTCACATCCGATTTCATACGCATGAACAAGGAATGCCACATCGTCACCATGCGGATGATGATCTCTCCAAAGCATCTCTCACCCCTCTCTTTACCTCTCTTTCCATGGACACTGGCAGTAAGGGAAATAGTAAGAGTGCCCCCTTATGCGATCTACCCGAGATTGATCTTCAACGATGGGTTCATCTTACTGTGTCTGTCAATGCGAAGACAGTAGACGTTTATACAGATGGCAAGTTGGCACGTTCCTGTGTTCTCCCCACACAATACAAAGTGGATTCTAGTGGGCTATCTGCGAAGCTTTTGGACTACGGTGGGTTTGGTGGACAACTGTCTACGACGACGATGTATGATACCGCATTGAATCCCGAGTCGGTTCACAAGATCTACATGGCAGGACCTGAACCCATTACTTCATTAGGAGGATGGATGTCGTCCATCTTTGCGCCAGGCGTCTCTATTTCAGTGACTCCCTTGAAAACTTCCGAATCCGCAAACGCATAGGGCCCCTATAAAATAAATCATACAAACTAGTAAAAGGCATGTCGGGCTCTGCAAACGTAACCACACGCCCTATGAATGCGAGTAAGATAAACGCGGTAACAGAGGCGAGTAGCAGTGTCGTAACAACCCTTACAAATGTTGTTCAATCCGATGTGATTGGACAGGTGATTTATGCTGTAATTCTTGTGGGATGTGTCTATCTCTCTTTTTTGTTCATTGAGATGATGGCAAACTATATGAACCGCCTTCATACGAATCGAACGGAGCTTATTCCGAATACCTGTCCGACCGATGTGCGAACCAAAATCATTGGTCAGAATCCGAACGCCGCAGGATCCAAACCGATCTCGCTGTCATCCAATGAGCGAAGTGGAATTGAATTTAGCTACTCTTTCTTTATCAATGTGAATCCTGCCTCTTTTCGCCAAGAGCGGGGTCTGCTCCATGTGTTTCATAAGGGATACAGTTCTCAGTTCCCTCTTTTGGCACCCGGCGTCTATTTGCGATCAGATACGAACACTCTTCGTGTCTACATGAATACCTATCGCACATGGAATAATTATGTGGAAGTGGATAACTTTCCGATCTCCAAGTGGGTTCATGTCGTGATCAGCTGTAACGATAATGCGCTGGATATCTTTATCAATGGTAATTTGTCCAAACGATTCTCATTTGATGGGTTTACTCCGTATCAAAATGATCAGGATATTGTCTGCTTCAGTCAGCGTCAAATAAAACTAGATCAATCTCATGTCCCTTCGGTAGATAAGGACGGATTTCAGGTGTATGGCGCGATGAAGGGACATCTTAGCCGCCTGACGTATTTTAATTATGCGCTGTCGTATTCCGAGATTCAACAGCTTATGTTGGAAGGGCCATCGACTATTATGGATTCTGATGTGATGGATTCATCGACCGCACCCTATTTGGATGATACGTGGTGGACGAATAACAACTAAGTGGAGGCGCGGTTTCCCGCCCACTTAAAATCAATCTATCATCATATAATCAATGAATCCTCTTCTCTTGCGCTATTGGTGCGCCCCCATGTTTACGTATGGGGCCATTCGAGGCTATCGTGCCGAATTACCATCCAATCAGAACCTTCTATCAGACAAAATATGTAATTCTTTTGCAAATGGATTTGTATATGCTAGCCCTTTTGGGATGTTTAAGTTAATCCATACAGTAGATCGTATTGAAATCATTTCCAGACATCTAGATTCTACGAAGTATCCCAATATCTATGTGGAGGGACGAGGTATGAATCAACATGTGTTTTTATAATCCATATGGGAGATGACTCCACGAAAGGGTATGTGCTGTCCTTGTTCGTGCGGTCCTTGTTTGTGCGGTCCTTGTTTGTGCGGTCCTTGTTTGTGCGGTCCTTGTTTGTGCGGTCCTTGTTTGTGCGGTCCTTGTTTGTGCGGTCCTTAGGAAGAATACGCGCTCTCTCCTATGGAGGGGGGTATGGGGGCGCTTGCGCCTCCATATAGGTCTAAAGGATCTCGGTCTATACTAGTAAAACCAATGCCAGGTGGTGGATTGTTTTCTCTCGTCGCCTACGGAGCACAAAATGTCCTCCTGAGCGGCAATCCCGATTTCACCTATTTCTATAAAACCTACAAGAAATATGCGCATTTCGCGGAGGAATCTGTGACCTTCGCCATGGATGGCCCACAGGATCTCCTTTACGACCAGCCCGTCCAGGTTCGCTTTAAGCTCCAGCGCATTGCCGATCTCGTGCGTGACATCTATTTTGTCTTTGATCTACCCGATATTTATTCCAAGTTTATCAATCTACCTACCGCATCAGGCCGACAGGCCCAATACAACTTTGCGTGGACACGGTATATCGGCTGTCATATCATTCAGAACATGGCATTTTTCATCGGTGGCCAAAAGATCCAGGAATGCGGTGGTGAGTATTTGATTGCCAAGGCACAGTGTGACATGGATTCGCGCACCTATCAAAAATGGCAGTCCCTCGTGGGAGATGTTCCCGAATTGTATGATCCTGCGAGTGGTCTCTATAATGGTGGCAATTCACAAAGCGGCTATCCCACCGTGTATAATAATAACGGCCCGTCAGGATCCACCACCACGCCTCCCAATGTGAATCGCCCTTCCATCGCGGGTCGACGCCTATCAGTCCCTCTTCCATTGTGGTTTGCGGAATCCACCTTTGGTGCGCTTCCATTGGTGGCACTTCAGTATCACGAATGTGAAATTCAGATTACCCTGCGTCCCATTCGTGAACTCTATCGTATCCTTGATCGAAACGGTGTTCAAGTGGCGCCAGGATATGAGTTCAACGCCTCTACGATTCCCTCGCAGCCTGATAATGTCTATTATAGCTCGGTGTCCGACATCAGCGACGTGACGATCAATCAATTCCTGACCGACATTGGAACGCCTGCTCCTCTCCTTCAATCATGGGCGTTTCAGCCCCGCATTCAGATGACCTATGTTTATGTGACAGATGAAGAGCGTATCCAGTTTTCTTCCGAATCTCTCTCCTATCTGGTTCGGCAAGTAACAACCTATCGGTTTGATTCCATTTCCTCTCGGCAACTGGTGGAATTGGATACGCACAACCCTATCGAGCGCATTATGATTCTTCCGCGACGTTCCGATACCATTACCTATCGGAATGAGATTTGGAATCTGACAAACTGGGTGAACCCCTCCAAACCCCCTTTTCTTCCTCCTGGAGGGTGGCCTGCGAATGTGACACAAGCAGGCTCTTCAGGCCAAATCGTTCTCAATGGTCAGCGGTCAATTGTTCGTGCCCTATCCATGTTAGGAGATGGAAACCCCCTTCAAGAGGAGAAACCGATCACCTATTACAATCAGGTTGTTCCATGGAAATACCTAAAGGGCCTCCCCGACCCCGAGATGATTGTCTATCCTTTTGGATTAACCTCGCCGACGCCTCAACCCGATGGTAGCATTAATAGCAGTCGTATTAAATTATTTCAAGTGGACCTCAATGTGTATCCCCTCCCTGCCAATAGCCTCTATCAGTATAACATTACGTTGTATGTGGAGAGTTTGAATTGGGTGACGATCACCTCTGGAATGGGGGGTCTAAAGTATGCCCTGTAATCTCTCTTATGTCTCCTAGGCGTGACCACAACAGATTCATTAAAATCCGTTGTGGACATAGAATGTCAAAGGAGACAGAAAAGGAGTCCATGTTTCAGTATTTTCAGAAGGTTATTTCTCGTGTGACACATGCGACAAATGATATCGCACAGAAGATTCCTTTTCTCTCTAAAGACACACAGACAAACAAAGAGACAGCCAAGAGTAAAGACCAGGGCAAAGACCAGAATAAGGTATCTACGGACTCTTTTGCGGATCCTCCACCTGCGGATCATGCGCAGCCAAAAAACTACACGGTGCTCGCCACAACCCTCACAGATGTTGTATCGCAGCTACAGGCGCTACCAACGGACTCCAAAGGGCTCCGTGAGTCTCTCACAAATGGTGTTGCCATTCTTCAGGACCTGAAAGGCACACTTCTTCAAGGAGATCCAAGCACTCGTGATCAGTCTCAGGCGAGTGCGATCACCGACGTGATTCAAAATCTGGAGAAGCTGTCAAAAGAGTCTGTGACATCCGTAAATACTTCTAATCTTACCACTGTCGTTGCCATTGCTACGACAACTCTGAATACAGTGGCAAGCACAATGACGCAAGTGAGTGCCTCGGGTATTTTTAATAAAATCATTGAAATCATAAAGCAATTGATCTATCCTCTTCTGATTCTCTATCTGGCCTCTCTTGTCTCCAATGAAATGATTATCTATCCAGCACCGATGCGAGTATTCTTTTTCTTGTTTGTTCTTGTCTTGTGTTCTGTATTTTCGCCTGCAACAGTTGTTCTCGTCTTTTATTATCTTGTAAAAGCGGGATACAGTTACTATCGGAATGAGCTGGAAGATCGTGATGGGGATACGACGCCGATCCGTATTTATCCACGAATCTTTGCACTCCTACCGATCACAACCACTCCTGGGGCGTCCCTCCTAGGGCGCTTCTTCAAATATCCTTTTCATTATCCTAAAACCGAAGAGGACCGAAAGGAGTTGGAGAGAACGGATGGAGATGGGAATGGGAAAGGGAGTATTATGGATGAATACATGGAGGCGTTGAAAGAGTCTTTTCCCTATGGAGAAACCGTGAAAGGGTCTGAACCGTTTGCGGAACGATATGCGGTGGTGGAAAAGAACATGAAACGGATCCATCAAGCACCTGCTGTTCCTGTTGTTCCAGCTGTTCCAACAGACAAACCTACAGGTGTATCCAAAGAGCCATCCATACCTTCTCGCTCTCTTCCTGCTGTTATTCAGAAGGCCACT